GAAATTCTATGACCCAGGAAAAAATGACAATGAGCGTTCACCTCTTAACGAAGTATACGAAGAGTTGATGTCTACAGGTAAAGATTCAGACAAAGAACTTGCAAAACAATATAAATCTCGTAAGTTTTATATTGTCAAGGTTATCGACCGTGATAACGAACAAGACGGTCCAAAGTTCTGGCGTTTCAAACACAATTATAAGAACGAGGGAATCCTTGATAAGATTATCCCAATTTGGAGAAACAAAGGTGATATTACTGACCCTGAAAAAGGTCGTGACCTTATCATCGAACTTGCTAAATCCAAAACTCCAAAAGGGAAAGAGTATACAACTGTTTCAGCAATTATGTATGATGACCCAACCCCTGTGTCTGAAGACAAGGACTTGGCCAAAGCATGGACAAACGATGAGTTGAGTTGGACTGATGTATATTCTAAAAAACCTGTGGAGTATCTTGAGGCAATCGCACAAGGTAAAACACCAAAGTGGGATAACGAAAAGGGTGGATATGTTTATGGTGATGATGAAGTTTTTGAAACATCTATGGGTGGTTCAAAATCCAAATCAATCGTTGACCCACAAGCAGACTCTGACGCAGATTCCGATTTACCATTCTAATTTATAACAAAGGGCGGTCCAAGGCCGCCCTTAACTTTTTATATGAGTTTCATTTTAAAAAAACAAGCAACGAAGATTTTTGAATCTGTAACTTATCAATTTACTGTTATGGATGAAAACAACAATGAGTTTGAATTGAGAAAAACTGAAGATAGTAATGGGGAGGAATACACCATATATCAAAATGGAACTTGGTCTGAATATTATCCAAAAATGGAATTAATTGAATTTATCGATTCCGAAATAGAATTTTAATTATGGCAATCAAGAAAAACGATTTTAGTAACCTTAAGAAGAAGTTTTCAACTTCTGCGAAATATAAACCCCAAAGATTCTTGGACTTGGGTTCCGACTTCTTGGATGCGGTAGGATTACCTGGTCCAGCAATCGGACACATTAATATGTTCTTGGGTCACTCCGATACAGGTAAAACAACTGCGGCAATCAAAGCGGCTGTGGATGCGCAGAAAAAAGAAATACTTCCTGTATTCATCATTACCGAGCAAAAGTGGAGTTTTGACCACGCAAAACTTATGGGTTTCCAATGTGAAGAAGTTACTGACAAAGAAACAGGTGAGATGGATTGGGATGGGTTTTTCTTATTTAATAACAATTTCAGTTATATCGAACAAATCACCGATTATATCAATGAACTCCTTGACGCACAAGAAAAGGGTGAGTTAAACTACAGCTTGTGTTTTATTTGGGATTCCGTTGGTTCAGTTCCTTGTAAAATGACTTATGAGGGTAAAGGTGGTAAACAACATAATGCTTCTGTATTGTCTGATAAAATCGGAATGGGTATCAACCAAAGAATTTCAGGTTCGAGAAAGGCAGATACAGAATATGAAAATACTCTAATTATTATAAATCAGCCTTGGGTTGAACTTCCCGATAATCCATTCGGTCAACCAAAAATTAAGGCGAAAGGTGGAGAATCTGTTTGGTTAAATTCATCTTTAGTATTCTTATTTGGTAACCAAAAAGGAGCGGGAACTACGAAAATTACCGCGACAAAAGATAAGCGTTCTGTTAAGTTTGCCGTTAGAAGTAAAATATCCGTCATGAAAAATCACATTAACGGATTAGGGTTCGATGATGGAAAAATTATTGTAACACCTCACGGATTTTTGGCGGGTAAAGATTCAGCTGAAGAAAAGGCATCTATCGAAACCTACAAAAAAGAATACGCTGACTATTGGAAAGATATCATTGGAGCGGCTGGTGATTTTACATTGACTGAAGAAAAAGAAGATTGATTCACCACTAAATAGATTATGTGACAAAGACATTGTTGGTAGATGGGGATAACCTATTTAAAATTGGATTTCATGGTGTCAAAGATTTATATGATGCCAACAATCACATTGGTGGGATTTACCATTTCATTAATACTTTGAGGAAGTTTCTCGAAGAACATAATCATGATAGGGTGGTTGTTTTTTGGGACGGAGATTCAAATTCATCCATAAGAAAATCCTTGTATCCTCAATATAAAGGGAATCGTCGTCAGGACATGAATGAATACAAATATGAATCTTACTTACAACAGAAGGCAAGAGTTAAGATGTATTTGGAAGAAGTTTTTGTTAGACAAGTTGAAATGCATGATAATGAGGCCGATGACTTAATTGCTGAATATTGCAAAACATCTCACAACGAGAAGATTATTATTTTTTCCGCAGATAAAGACCTCACCCAACTTATATCAGAAAATGTAACCATCTATTCGCCCGTATCTAAAAGATACTTCAAGATGGGAGATAAAATTACCATCAATAAGGTGGACATACCTCACCAAAATGTTTTATTGTGTAAAATTTTCACAGGTGATAAATCTGATAATATTGATGGTATCGAGGGATTAGGTGAAAAAACTTTGGTAAAATTATTCCCCCAAGTGCAGGATAAATCATGCACTGTCCAAGATATCCTTGATAATGCACGAAATATCGAGCAAAAGAAACTACCAAAATCCTTACAAAATATTTTGACGGGACGGACAAAAAATGGTATACTTGGAGAAGAGTTTTATAAGTTAAATAAAAAAATTGTTGACCTTCAAAATCCTCTGATAACCGATGAAGGTAAAGAACTTGTAAAACAGATTCAAACCGATACCATCGACCCAACAGACAGAGGATATAAAAATTTAATGAGAATGATGATGGAAGATGGTTTATTTAAGTATCTTCCGAAAAATGATGAGGCTTGGGTAAATTTCCTAAAACCTTTCATGAAACTAACAAGAAAAGAAAAGAGAAACATCAAATAAAAACTAAACTATGAAAGAACAAGACAGCACAAAAATGGAATTTCTTTTGACACTAAACGACAATATCGTAGTCCAAAGATTTTTCAATGTGAAGGGTTTCAACCCTCAAGCAAAAAACTCAATGGAGTTTTATGATTTCATCAAGAGACTAAAGGAATCTCTCCAATATGCTCTCAAAATGAAAACAGTTATCTACATGATTGATAACAAAGAAGCAATCATGGATGACCCCAAAATCATGGAAACATCTCAAACAGATGGTCCTGAAATCTTTAACATCTTCGTAAAAGTTGGTGATGAGACAATTTGTCATAGAATTTTCGACGGAAAATTATTTCCACCAAAAGTTCGTTATACAGTTGATGTAAGACCATTTTTGAAAGAAGTGTTGAAAGAACTCACTGACATTTTTTCCGAAAAGGATTTATCTTACGATTATCTTGAATTTGACTTGAGAGACTGAATATTTAAATAAATAGAGGGGTTTAGTATGAATAAAAATTTTGATTATTTAGGTAACACATTTCAGATACAGTTACTTAATCAAATTATAGAGGATAAAGATTTTTCATCATCAATCATTGATGTAATTGAACCCTCGTATTTCGACAACAAATATTTCAAAATCATTCTACAAATGATTAAGGAGTATTACAAGAAGTATGAGTCTTGCCCCAACTTTGAGACTTTGGAACAAATCTCCAAGTCTGAGATTTCTCAAGAACTTGTCTTGAAGATTGTTTTGGATACTCTGAAACAAGTTAAAGACGCACCATTTGAAGGAACCTCATTTGTCCAAGAAAAGGCCCTGAAGTTTTGTAAACAACAAGAACTTCAAAAGGCAATGGACAAAGCTCAGAAAATTATTACTGAAGGTGATTTCGAATCCTACGATAAGGTTGAAGGTTTGGTAAGAGATGCTCTACAAGTAGGTGAAATAGAAAAAAATGTGACAGACATTTTCACAGGACTTGATACCGTTTTGGAAGAAGATTACAGACATCCTATTCCAATGGGTATTCCAGGAATTGACAAACTTCTCAAGGGAGGATTGGCTAAAGGTGAAATCGGAGTAATCCTGGCACCAACGGGAGTAGGTAAGACAACAATCTTGACAAAGATAGCGAATACAGCCTTCAATCTTGGATATAATGTTCTTCAGATATTCTTTGAGGATAACCCCAAAATCATTCAAAGAAAGCATTTCACTATTTGGACAGGAATTGCTCCCGACGAATTGTCTAACCACAGAGAGGAAGTCATGGGAAAGATAACCGAGATTAAAGAAACAATGCATAACAAACTTGTTTTGAAAAAATTGGCATCTGATTCTATGACAATGAATCAAATCAAAAACCAAGTCAGAAAGATGATTGCTGAAGGAAATAAAATTGATTTGATTATGTTGGACTATATCGATTGTATCCTTCCTGAAAGTAGTAGTAAGGATGAGTGGAAGGCGGAAGGTTCTGTGATGAGAGCATTCGAAGCTATGTGTCATGAGTTGAACATAGTTGGCTGGACCGCCACACAAGGTAATAGGTCCTCAATATCGTCCGAAGTTGTAACGACTGACCAAATGGGTGGTTCAATCAAAAAGGCTCAGGTTGGTCACGTAATCATCACTGTGGCAAAGACCCTCCAACAAAAGGAAATGAACTTAGCCACAATCGCAATTACCAAGTCAAGATTAGGTAAAGATGGTGTTGTATTCGAAAACTGCAAATTCAACAACGAGTTGTTAGAAATAGATACAGAATCTTCAATTACATTCTTGGGATTTGAAGAACAACAAGAAGAAAGAAAAAGAGATAGAGTTAAAGAACTTTTGGAAAAGAGAAAACAAAGAGAACAAACCCAAAAAACAAATTAATTAAATATCTACTTTTTTAGAAAAAAACTTATTTTTTTTAACCAAATTTTATGGTCGGTTTTAAGCCGACCATATATTTAATAATAAAATCGACGATTTTTTTAATAAAAATTAATTCCCTAAAAATTTAAAAAATGGACATTTCGAACAGAATACTCTCGGACATTACAGTGTATATGAAATACGCAAAATACATGCCAGAGTTGAAGAGAAGAGAAACGTGGCAAGAGTTAGTCACAAGAAACATGGAGATGCATATCAAAAAGTATCCCCAATTAGAACAAGAAATTCGTGAGAACTACAAGTATGTTTACAAGAAACAAGTATTACCTTCAATGAGGTCAATGCAGTTTGCTGGTAAACCAATTGAAATCTCACCCAATAGAATTTACAACTGTGCATATGCACCTGTTGATGATTGGAGAGTTTTTTCTGAAATCATGTTCTTATTACTCGGTGGAACTGGGGTAGGATATTCTGTTCAGAAACATCATGTTGACCAACTTCCTGAAATCAGAAAACCAAGTAGAGATAGAGGTAGAAGATGGTTGGTTGCTGACTCAATCGAAGGATGGGCTGACGCTGTAAAAGTTTTAGTTAAAACTTATTTTTATGGTGGTTCACACATAATTTTCGATTTCAGTGACATCAGACCAAAAGGGGCAAGACTTGTTACTTCAGGTGGAAAAGCTCCTGGTCCTCAACCACTTAAAGAATGTTTGATAAAACTTGAAGGTATCTTGGAATCAAAACAAGATGGTGAAAAATTAAAACCAATCGAAGTTCACGACATGGTTTGTCACATCGCAGACGCAGTCCTCGCGGGTGGTATCAGAAGAGCGGCTCTTATTTCATTATTCTCTGCAACTGATGAGGAAATGATTGGTTGTAAGAGTGGTTCTTGGTGGGAAACAAATCCACAAAGAGGAAGAAGTAATAACTCAGCGGTTCTCATGAGACACAAAATCACCAAAGATTATTTCATGGACCTTTGGAAAAGAATTGAAGCAAGTGGAGCGGGAGAACCTGGAATCTACTTGAGTAACGACAAAGATTGGGGGACTAACCCTTGTTGCGAAATTGCTTTGAGACCTTTCCAATTCTGCAATCTAACAGAGGTAAACGTATCGAATGTTGTCTCTCAAGAAGACTACGAAGACCGAGTAAAGGCGGCTTCTTTCATAGGAACACTTCAAGCAGGATATACTAATTTCCATTACTTGAGACCTATTTGGCAAAGAACAACCGAAAAAGATGCATTGATTGGTATCTCGATGACGGGAATCGGTTCAGGGGCAGTTCTTGGTTTGAATATGAAATCTGCTGGAAAAGTTGTAAAAGAAGAAAACAAAAGAGTTGCTGAATTATTGAAAATTAATCCAGCAGCAAGAACAACAACTGTTAAACCCGCAGGAACTACATCCCTTACATTAGGAACATCAAGTGGTATCCATGCATGGCATAACGATTATTATATCAGAAGAATTAGAGTAGGTAAAAATGAGGCAATATATTCCTATCTTGCAACAAACCATCCCGAGTTAGTTGAAGATGAATACTTTAGACCTCACGATACTGCAGTAATCGGAATCCCACAGAAAGCACCTGAAGGGTCTATCTTGAGAAATGAATCACCAATTCAACTTTTAGAAAGAGTTAAAAAGGTTCAACAAGAATGGATTAAACCAGGACATAGAAGTGGTTCAAATGCACATAATGTTTCTGCTACGGTTTCAATTAGAGAACATGAGTGGCCTGCAGTTGGTGAATGGATGTGGGAAAACAAAGAATACTATAACGGTCTTTCGGTTCTTCCGTATGATGGAGGAACATATATCCAAGCTCCTTTCTCTGATTGCACAAAAGAAGAATATGAGAAATTGATGGAGACATTACATGAAGTCGATTTATCAAAAATTGTAGAATTAGATGATGATACAGATTTGAGTGGTGAATTGGCTTGTAGTGGAGCGGGATGCGTACTTGTATAAAAATTTCAAAATCTAAAATAAAGGGGACCATGTTGTCCCCTTTTTTTCATTTCACAACAACCACATATTTATTATAAAAAAGATTGTGAAATGAAAAAAATAGATATTAAAGGAAAAAGATTTGGAATGTTGACAGTAATAGGAGAACCTGAAAAAAATACTAATAATCATAACATGTACTTGTGTAGATGTGATTGTGGAAATGAAAAAAAAATATATGGCACACATTTAAGGTCAGGTAAAACAATATCTTGTGGTTGTAAAAACAAGTTAAAAGGAATATGTAGTGATTTTTGGTATAACATAATAAAAGGAAGTTTAAGAGTTAGAACTAGTAGAAATAAATTGGAGGTCAACATTACTAAAGAGTATATTTACAATTTGTTTTTAGAACAAGAAGGAAAATGTAAGTTAAGCGGACTTCCAATTACCCTACCGAAAAGATGGAGAGAAAGGAAATTTACTGCATCACTAGACAGAATTGATAGTTCAAAAGGGTATGTTGTTGGTAATGTTCAATGGGTTCACAAACACGTGAATGTTATGAAGAACATCTACCCACAAGATATGTTTTTATATATTTGTAATTTAGTGTCACAAAATAATAAAACAAACAAATTACCAATAGATAATATTGATGAATTCAAATTTGGCCTGAATGAAAAATATAGAAAACACTAAAGAAAAACAACCTAAACTTCTCCCCTCTGATTTTTATATTGAAAATGGAAGAAAAGTAATGACCGAAGAGTATCACCTTCGTCGAGGGACTTGTTGTGGTTCGGGATGTCGTCATTGTCCTTACGAACCCAAAGCTCAAAAGGGTAACACTACAATAAAAAAA